GATCCAAGAGGATATTTTTATTCTCAAGAGGGAGTTGATCAAATAAAATCAGACATATTGGTTTTATTGCTAACAAATCCTGGTGAAAGAGTTATGAATTTAGATTTTGGAACTCCTCTTAGATCTTTATTGTTTGAGCCAAATGATCCATATTTGCAGACTCAAGCCAAAAACATGATTATAAAATCCATCAAGAGTTGGGAGCCACGTATTGCTGTTCAAAACATAGAAGTTACATCTTCCATAGATAAAAGTTCAATCAATAACTTAGATAATCAAACAGAAATTGAACACATATTATTTATTAGAATAATTTTTGTTGATCCACAAGACATCAAGCAAGTTCAAGAATTAACACTCGAAGTACCTTTGGGAGGATCATAATGGCACAATCTAACAACTGCCCCTTTGACATTACGCCGTATACACAATCGCAAGTCATAACGACTCCAAACATATTCAGTTTAAATTACACAAATCAAGATTTTTGGTCGATGAAAACACGACTTATTGATTTTATCAAACAAAAATTTAGTACAGATTTTTCTGATTTTGTAGAGTCATCTATTGCTATTATGCTCATTGAAAACTGGGCATTTATTGCAGACACTTTGTCATTCAAAATGGATCAAATTTCAAATGAAATTTTTATTGACACAGTTACAGAAACAGAAAATGCTTTTCGACTTGCAAAACTAGTTGGATTTCAACCACAGCCTCCAATAGCAGCAAGATCAATGTGGACAGCTTCTTTAAACAACACATTAGCAATTGATGTTACTATACCTTCTCCGTTTGGTTTAAGCATTAGCACTGGAAATTCCAAAATAGACATTGAGCTTTTTCCTGCTGACGCAAACAATAATCCTATTTTTGATCAAGATATAATTATTCCAGCCGGAAGTGTTGTTAACGCAAGCGTTATAGGTCTTGAAGGAAAAACTTCTATTTTTGAACAAGTTGGCGACGGATCAGTTGGTCAAACAATCGTAATTCCAGATTCGCCTATTATATATGATTCTATTAAGGTTCAAGTTGATGGTGTAATTTGGGATCAGGTTGATTTTTTTACTGACTCTCAACCAAGAAGAGAATATAGAGTAGAATTTGATTCTAGTTATAATGCATATGTAATTTTTGGGAATAATAGAGCAGGATTAATTCCATCACAAGGAAGCATTGTATCTATCACATATAGGATAGGTGGTGGATCTATTGGCAACATCGTAAGCGGAACAATTACAAATCAAACAATTATAAATCTTCCAGGATTATCTTTTAGCGTTCCTGTATCATTCAGCAATTATACAAGAGGCGAATTTGGATATGATGGCGATACAATCGATGATGTAAAAAACAAATTGCCAGCTTATGTAAGAACTCAAAACAGAGCGGTAACAGGATTGGATTATAAAACTTTATCTGATCAATTTGCGACTCCTTATCAAGGTCAGATCGGGAAATCGACCGCAGTTTTAAGAAATTATGGATGTTCTGGCAATATTGTTGACATATATGTGCTAGCTTTAAATGGAGCCAATAACTTACAAACAGCCTCAAGCGAACTTAAATCTGACTTGCAGTCATATATTGAATCTTTAAAAATGATGACTGATTTTGTTTGCATAAGAGATGGTCGCATAGTTTCAGTTGACATAAATATTGATGTTATTTTAAATAGATCTTATAGAAAATTTGAAGACGAATTAAGAATTAAGATACAAAGAAGAATAGATGGATTTTTTGCTTTGTCTAAATGGAGCTATGGTCAAACCCTTCGTGATTCTGATCTTGTGAAATCGCTTTCCGATATTAAAGAAATAGATAGATTTGAAATTAACTTCAATGCTGTAAACTTTCCACAAGATGGAACTAATATAACTACAAACTTTTATGAAATTATCCGACCTAGTACGAATGACATCGTATTCACCTATCAATAAGGAGCATTTGTGGCAGTTCTAACAATTGATCAAAATCCCTCGATTTCAGATACAATAGTTTTTACACTATTGACTCCGGACGCCAATGGATGTTTTCTTACAAATCCCTATAAGCTCAATAGCATTGTGGTTTATTACGTAAAAAGAGATTACACAAGTGGAAACACTAGTAACTATTTAAATAAAACATATGTTACAGATCAGATTAAAGCCGCTGAAGTTGCTGAGGCAATTGCTTGCGCCAATCCTACTCCTGAAAACATTTCTAGCTCAAAGGTTTTAAGAGCGATTGCCGAAAGCAACGCAAGTGTAAATGACTTTTATTATAACGAAGCATCTCCAGTAAAAATTGTTGGCGATGATTTATATCCTGCTTGGCTATCCACTGATTTGACCAATGCGTTTGCAGAATTAGTCGAAACAGATGAAAACGGAAATCCAATTTACGGAGTTTTTCAATATACATGGCAACCAGAAGGAGTTAGAGAAGGCGATTATTTTATTTGCTGGACATGGACTCCAAACATAGCGGGATCAACATTATCGTCACATCAAAGGTTTTCTTTAATGGGAGATACGGTTGTAACAACAAGTTTGCCTACACATAGAACAGATCCTAAAAAATACAAAACACTACTTGATCGATATACACCAGAAATGTTTAAGATGGTCATTTCGAATGACGATCAAACACCTTGTGTTTTAGATCAATTTAATGATTCGGTAGCTATGGGATTTACATATTTAGAAGATTTAGCGAATCAGATAGTAGATTTACAAGACGCAAATTCTATTCACGAAGCTTTAATACCATATTTGTCAAACTTTTTTAATTTAAAATTAAAAACAGATGATCCAACAAGATGGCGCGGTCAAATCAAAAGGGCGATACCTTTATACAAAATGAAGGGTACAAAAAAAGCTCTTGCCGAAGCATTTGATCAAGCTGCAATGAAATTACTTGAATTCACACAGTTATGGGAAGTCACTTCTTCATATACATGGCAGGAATCCTTTTTTTATGACGGAACAAGTTTAGAATTCATATTAGAAAAAACCGCACTTCCTTTTGATTCTCAGAATTTTGAACTTTGGAGAAGAACAACAGATTGGACGCAACTAAATTCAAACTATGTTAGCTTCAATACAATTGATGGATTGACAACAATGACATGGATTGGAGATGAATTAATTGTAAATCCGATAACGCTAAATGATGGTGATGAAATTCGCGTATTATACAAATATGCAAATATACCATCCGGAAAACAATCAACCGAAACATATTTAAGATCTTTGCCATTAATGGATCTAAGGGATGAAAAAGATCAAATTTATCCTTTAAAGAATTGGAACACTCGTGTCATTTCAGAAAAAGATCCAATGTTTCAGTTGATTATACCATCAAGACATCCATATTTTGATTTTATAACTTATGGAAAAATAAGAACAGAATTCGCATATAGCGAAAACATTTACAACATGGAAGAATATAATGGTAGCATTCGTAATTCTAAAGTTCCATGTGATATAGATCGCGACTTTATAGATCCTTGTTCTTATTGCATAAGTAGCAATTATAATGTTGATTTAGAAATTGAAAATTTATCAGATGATCGTATAATTGAAGCAAAAGAAGTCTTACTTGAGTACACTCCTTTTCATGCTGTTTTGCATTCTTTTAATTTCATTGGAAATTTTAATGAATTTATTGAATCTCCACGTGAAGAACTTGAAATTCTTTTAACGTATAAGCACAATGATTTTGTTATAGCAGGTGAAAATCAAATGTATTTTAATAGAAATATGATGAAATTTGAAACACAAGGTTTAAATCGACAAGACCTTGCAAACCAAAATCAGGTATTAGGCACAACGCCATCAATTGCATACAATGATAAAATTTTAATGTTTTGTCCAACAATGAAGCTAGACTCAATAGGAATGAATACAGACAATAATACTGTGTTAAAGATTTTGGCTCCATCTTCTTTGGCAGGTGAATACTTTATTTCTGAGCCTGATGGAAATGTTGTAACTGTAGATACTGTAAATTTACCAGCGCCACCAGGAGCAGAGCCTATTGCTAATTGCAACAATATATTTGCAAATGACAATACAATAAACACCTGTGCTTTTTCTTTTGAAATTAAAAATAGAATATTAGATGGACCATTGTGCAATGTTGCGCAAGATGATTTATACGAATTTTTCGATGAGTCAAATGGCTTTCCTTTTTTAACAGCAAAATCTTTATTTGATGTTGGTCAAGGAACTGCAACTGATCCTTGGAAAATTTCAATTCCTGCTTATAGCATAAATCCATTTGTAATATTTGACATACGACCAGATGGTAAAATAATTTTACAAAACGATGGAGGATTAAACGCTTTAAGCGGAACGGTTAATAACATTGTTTATGTATTATTAGACGAAAATGACAATGAAATATCAAATGGCACATATGGTAAAATACAAGTAACAAAAAGAGGAAGGGTCACTTCATTAAGCGGATCTCTTTTACCAATTTCTAATTTTATAAAACTAAATTATTTCTTTTACATAAACGCAAATGATTTTTTAATTTCTGGATTTGTCCCATTTACAAATGATCAATTTTACATAAATGATTATAATATGCTGGACATGAATGGAATAAACCTTAGAGTGTACGATAAAATTTTAACAAACGAAATTGGATATTTATCACATAGTGGGATAAACGTCCAAACAGATGGTGATTTGGAAAGTTTTCTTGGAATTCAAAACGGGGAAAACAATATAAGATTTTATCCTCCCAATACAGATGAAGTTGAAAACAATGGTTTTAAAGAAAATTTCCTCATCTTTATTGGCGATGATAGTTATTTTATTACAAGTATTAATGGCAATAATCCTGCTGGATATACTACAATGAAATTATCTGGCAACAGTAATTACTGGAAAACATTAAATGCTGGCGGCACAGAAGTAAACATAGACGTTTTCCATTATGTCAAAAAAAGTATCACAATAGAAGGTCAACCGTTTGATGATCCATCACATACATTTAGAACCATGGACAGATCGTCAAGACCAGTTATCAGCTATACAAATCAAGACAATGTCGTTACAGAACTAAGCGTTCCAAACGATGATGCGATACAAGAATTTACAAAACAAAATGAAAGTGTTATTTTTAAAATTCAATATTCAGATGGAAAAACAGAAGAAGGTAAATTATGAGTGAAATTATCGAAGGGTTGAAAACTTGTGGTCATGTAAAATGTATCATTGATTATGATAATGGTGATCAAAAAATTATAGAATTCCCTAATACTGTTTTGGCAAAAGGAAGGGAGGCGTTATCTGCAAGTCTTGCTCGTAAGATTGGAGAAAACTATAACTTTTACATAAACAGAATGCTTTTTGGAGATGGCGGCGCAACAAATGGAGCAACAAAGTATGTTTCTTCTGATAGAAATGGTTTGTTTGGCATTACGCGAGCAAGCCGACCTGTGATTGCCACGGTTGATCCAAATATTCCATCTCAAGTCATATTCACGTCAGTCCTTACATTTAATGATGCAAATGGATATGTTTTAAACGAAATGGCTTTACAGATGGCTACAGGAGATTTATACAGTATGGTAACTTTTCCAGATCTTACAAAAACATCTCAAATGCAAATCACATGGTCATGGCGTTTAAGCTTTGTTTGATTTTTTCAATTAAAATACCAATTAAAAACTAAGGAGAAAAATGCCGGATTTAAATCAATTGCCGATTCCAGAATATCAAGGAGGTCAACCTTATCATTTTGAATATGACAACCTTCCTCTAAAAACACTGGCGAGAAGAGATGAAATTATAAATAATGCGGTTGATTCGGTAAGTAAAATTTTAAGTGATTGCAATGGCACAGCAGGAACTTTATCAAATAGATTGGATCAATCTATTGATGATGATGGATCTTTATTGACAATGGCTGTAGATGAATCTTTTCACAATATTG